CCCCAAACAGACCCGACCGCCCAACCCTGGCGCTCTCGCACCCATGGCACGCATGGCACGCGGGGAGTGGGCGCGCATGCCTCTTCCCTTTTCCCCTTCCCGATGGTGGCCCCTGCCCCTTTGCGTTGCACGGGGAGCGCGAGAGGATGCAGGCCCCCCCCTTCCACCCATCCATCCCATCCCTATAGTCTCTCTCTATAGGTTTACGTATACCCATAGAAATAAATATATATAGATATATGGAACCGTTGCCCCTTTGTGTTAATCTCTACACGTGTGCATCTATAGATGCGCACATTCCTACACTTGAAAGGGGTTAACCATGCAACAAGAATTTTCAACACTACGCGAGAAAATCGCGCACGATACAGCACAGCGCCACTTGCGGAATGCTGGCTTCGCAGCCCTCGCAGGGGCTGCACACCGGGCCGGGATTGAAGCCGGTCGGAATTGCCGACCGATTCCCATGGTGGTGTGTACATCCACCGGCAAACCGATAGAGCAACTTGACGAGGGTGCCTGTGGCTTTGCGTGGATCGAATTCGCGGGGAATACCGCATGGGGCCGGTGGGCTAAAAAAACCGGGCTTGCTCGCTCTCATTACCCTTCGGGCCTGTGTGTCTGGGTGTACGAATTCGGGCAATCAGTGGATAGGAAATCCGCCTATGCCGGTGCCTATGCTCAGATCCTGCGAAACGCAGGAATCGAAGCCCATGCCAATTCGCGCTTAGATTGAGAGGGGGCAGACAATGACGCATGCATTATTCGTTCGAGAGTCTGCGAATGCGAAAACCGGGAAAATCCCGGTAACGTACAGCGCACGCAGCACATGCCCACCATCGTGCCCTCATTATCGTGCATCGTGCTATGCCGAGGGCTATCACACATCCCTCGCGTGGAACCGTGCAGCCGATGGCCTGCCATGGTCGGAATTGTGCGAAAAAATAGCCGCTCTACCGGCTGGCACACTGTGGCGACACAATGTGGCGGGGGATCTACCGGGTGATGGTGAAAAAATCGACGCTAAAGCCCTCGCAGCCCTTGTGGCTGCGAATAAGGGCAAAAGGGGCTTTACGTACACCCACAAGAAAAGCGCGCAGGCCATTAGATCCATTCGCGCAGCCAATCGGGCCGGGTTTACCGTAAATTTAAGCGCCGATGATGCAGGGGAGGCCGATAGACTGGCAGAATTGCAAGCCGGGCCGGTGGTCGCTATTGTGCCAATCGACACGCCGGAAAAATCCTATACACCAGCCGGTCGGCAGATAGTGGTGTGTCCTGCGCAGACTCGCGACAATGTCACATGCAGCACATGTGGGCTTTGCTCACGGGCCAATCGGGAAACCATCGTGGGCTTTTTAGCCCATGGCACACGTGCGAAAATGGCCGACGCTACAGCGCGCCGGGTGATTCCACTAGTAAAAATCGAAGGGGGCAGAAAATGAGTTATTCGCAGCCAATCGAAAAAACCGACGTATTCGTATTAATGCAATTCCGCGAAGCCGTCGCGCCACTGCGCGACATGCCATTGTCCGAAGCCACCGCGCAGATGGGCACCATTGGCAGGCCATTCTTAGATCAATTGAAGGCTAACGGGCACGCATTCCCCGATGCAATCGGGCTTCTGCGCGCTGTGTGGGTGGATATCAAAAGGGGGCAAAAATGAACCGATGGGAAAAGAAAATAGAAGAAACCATGCAACGCGGGGGCATAGGTTTCTGGATTCTTTGCGTAGTCTTTGCGGTGGGTTTTTATGGGTTGCTTTGGTTTACCATGGCCCTAGGGATTGCCTTCGGATACTAGGCAACCCCCTGAAAGCCCTTAAAGCCCCTTCGGGGGCTTTTTTATTGCCTTTTGATCCCTTACCATTCCGACGGTGGGAAACCCTTTAAAAGCCCGACTAGACCCTTTTATGAGTGGCCCCCATCGAAGCGCAACCCTTCGACCATGGCAGAGCATACCCTAGAAGACCACTAAAGGCCCCGCCATGCCTTTTCTCCCATCCCTCTATCTGGTAGCCCTATCTGGTGTCCTCGCGCCCGTGTACGCGCCCCTGAGAGGTCAGCGCAGGCCCCTCAAAGGCCAAGCGCATCGACGACCAAAGTTGACCCTTTTTATGCCCGTCGATCAGTCCAGGGGACTGGCGCAGCCCATGGCCCCATCTGACCACAAGTGTCCCAAAGTTATCCACAGGACCTATAGAGAGACGTTTTCTACTATCATTTTTTTTATTTATCTAAGTATCGTATACGGTCTAAGAAACCGTATAGACATATAGTATACAGTAAACGTATAGATAGATGGTCGATCCCAAAAGTTATCCACAGGTTATACACAGGTTATACACAGACTTATTCACAGGCTTATGACCATGAATCAACCTTAAAAGATAGGGGTTATCCCTAATGTACAAGTGTATTTAGATGTGCTATAATGTAGTTGTAAGGTGGTAACTCACCTTGCACTCGTTCTTTAACAATCCTAACTGTGGAGAATTTTATGAGCAATTATTGCGGCATTGTGTTTGTCGGTGGTGGGTCATCCTGGGCCTATAACTCGGATCGAGATGAGGCGGTCAAACGGGCTGCTAAACAGGCCAAGCGAGACTGGAAAGACTATCACTCATTTGGGGAAACCATTAAGGTGGTGCTGATCGACATGACCAACCGAAACGGCTGGTACGCAGATCACAGTGGCATCTTCGAGTACGAAACCAAGAAAGAAATCACCGACTTTGAGGTGGTAACGGTTCAGGTGTAAGAGACGAGGGGGGGCTATGGCTCCCCCTGTTGACACAGTTAGAGTTGTTGAGGTAATGTGTAGTTGTAGTGTTTATCCGGGCCTAACTTATGAGGGAGTTAACCATGGAAACCAAACCAGTCTATGACTACGAGTTAGTCGATAGCATCCGTTTGCTTGAGCAGCAGTATGAGCAACAACTAGAGCAAGCCAGAGCATCTGTGCAAGCCTTAACCCGTAGTGTCAATGCGTTACGCAACCGCCGTCTGGAATTAGAGATGGTGGATTGTGATGCGTAAGGCTATGTGGGCTATTCAGTTACAAAGAGGTAGCCTAGTTGAACATGAGTATTCCGACCATGACTTCAAAGTTGCACTATTTAAGACCAAAGCGAGGGCGCAGTCATGGTTAGATGACAACCCATTTTGGCGCTCTCGATCCGCCAAAGTAGTGAAGGTAACAATCAAGATCGAAACAATGTTCTAACTTAATGAGGGGCTGATATGACAACGATTGACATTCACAATGTCACAAGGGTTTTCGTTTTGGATTCACAGGAAACCAGCCGTGACAGCAGTAGACGCACCATCCTGATTCTCACTGAGGATGGCACCCACAATTTAGAAATCACGGTCTACGGCAAGGTTCCAAGCATCCCCGTAATTTTGGGAGATTGCCCAAATGAGTGACTTCACGCCTGAAGTACGCAACAACGCACTGTGGTCTAACGATGTTCGTCGGTTTGTAGAGGGCCGTGGTGGAGAGGTGGCAGCAGAGAAATGGGGGGTCAAGCCGTTAGACGACCTATCCAACGTCGAGGTGGTGCAGATGGGCCTGGTTATGCAGGAACCCATTATGCGAGAGTTCGCCAGACGCAATCAGATAGCGTTTAAAGACGCTGACTATGCCCTCTATCATCCCAAAGAAACATGGATGGCAAGCCACTTTGACTACATCAGCGAGGATGGCAAGACCCTCTATGAGGTCAAGAACCTGGGCGCTCACCAGCGTAAAAAGTACGGTGACAACGGTTCCAGCGACGTTGACCTGGGCTACAGGGTGCAATGCTTGCATGAGGCCACTGTGCATCAGATTGAGGCTGTGGTGCTGGTTGTCTGTTTTGGTGGGCAAGAGATTGTGGGTTTTCCGTTGCAATTCTCTGCTGACCAAATGGACCTGCACATCCGAACGATGGCAGAGTTCTGGGGCCGTATCCAGGCACGTTCCTTTGATCCTGAAACTATGGGAGACGCTGCCCGTCTGGTCTACCGCCAAGACGATGGCAACAAACTCATAGCCACTCAAAGCCTAGAGCATGCAGCCATGCAACTCAAGGCGCTCAAGGCACAGATCAAAGACCTAGAGGTTCAAGAAGAGAAGTGGCAGTCGGCTATCCAGGGCTACATGATGGAAGCCGCAGAGTTGGTCACAGTCGATGGGCACGTGCTGGCTACATGGAAGACCGCCAAAGCGTCCAAGCGTTTCTCTGCTGACCTATTCAAGTCCTCTATGCCTGCAATTTATGAGCAGTTTGTGGTGGAGCAACCAGGGTCAAGAAGGTTCCTAGTCAAATGAAAGACGTACTGATTAGAGACATGGCAATGATCTTCATTGGCTCTCTGCTAACGGTGGGCGTGATCCTATGGACTCACGTTCCGCCCGAAGACGTAGTCAAAGAAGCGTACCGACAAGGGTGGAAGGCGGCACTCGATGTTACCCGTCCCCACGATGACCTGGAATTTGCCTGCGCTGGTCTTTGGTTTGGCAAAGATGGTCCAATCTTTTACAAAATGAGGGAAGAATATGAGCAACGTAAAAATGTTAAATGAGGTTGCAGGGGCCGTGGTGGGCAAGGATGTACTGGACCCTGCCATACAGGAATCCATCGTCCTACGGGGCGATCTGAGTGGCTTAAACGAGCAACAGAAGAAAAACTACTACCTGTTTCGCTGCAGGCAAGTAGGGCTTGATCCTGCTGCCAAACCCTTTGATCTTTTGAAACTTAACGGTAAGGAGGTTCTGTATGCCAACGCAGGAGCCACGCAGCAACTCTGTGCAATTCATCGACTGTCAACTCAGATTACGCACAGAGAAAGGATTGATGACATATACATTGTCTCGGTCAGAGTTACTGCGGCTGATGGCAGAGTTTCGGAGAATCAAGGCGCAGTCTCCGTCGGTAGCGCCCGAGGTGACGCACTTGCTAATGCAATTCTTAAAGCGACTACGAAAGCCATTAGAAGAGCAGTCCTAGCCCATTGTGGCCTGGGCATGCTCGACGAAACAGAAGTAGAAACCATCCCAGGCGCTGTACGTGTTGCTCCGATGGTCGAGACTCAAGAGGTGCAAGCCATAGAGCAGCCGGTGGTGGGGATCGTCTTCATGGTGCCTGGTGCCAAAGAACCCTATGCCAAGTACGCCAACAATGAGGATTGGGTCGACGGGTTCTTGACAATGGTGGACAAGATCAATGACTCTAAAAAGTTCTCTATCGCTGATAAGTTTGCAAAGATCGAAGCCCTATATGAGTGCAATGATTTCATCATCGGAATGATTAAGGAAGAGAACAGGGGCCTCTATGAGGTTCTTAGCCATGGGTTAGGAAAGGTCAAGCAAGAGTTAACTTTGGCGCTCAGAGAAGAACAGCGATGACCAGCATGGACCTGTTTGCTGACGAACAGGAATATCTAGGCAGGCTTAGAACGTCATGGAATCAGACCATTGAAGGCGAGGGTGGGCACTGCCCGTGTTGTGGGAAGTGGGGCAAGGTTTATAAGATCAAACTGAGCCAGCACCTAGCCCTTTGCCTAAAGTGGATTATTGACCATGGCAACCCTGCTGACCCCTGGGTGGACGTACAGAACAGTGCGCCCAGGTGGATGCTCAAGAGCAAGACATATCCACTGCTAGAGCATTGGACTCTGATCGAATCTAAGGGCGCTAGAAGCGGGATATGGGCAGCAACCAACCGAGGCATTGATTTTGTATACCGAGGATTGGAGTTACCCGAAGCGGTTTACATTTATGACAACCGGCGTTGGGGGTTTGACGAAAAGGTGGTGCAGTTCCGTCGGTGCTTTGGCAAGCACTTTGACTTCGATGAGTTAATGAGCGCCCAGTTTAATTGGGCAAAACTGAGAAAGGAGCAGTAAATGAGTGAGTATCAACAACGAGAGCGACAGCCAGGAACGGGCGTGCTGCTGACCAACCGCTTCAAAAAGGGCCAAGGCCCAGACTGGCGTGGAGAGATGAAACTAGAACGATCCTATGCGGCTGGTGAGACGGTTAAACTTGCAGCATGGACCAAAGAGACTGCGGGTGGTGCCTTGATTAGCCTCAAGGAAGATAACTACGTGCGTCCTGAAGGCCAGGGCAACACCAACCCATTCCCAAGTAAGCGGCGGGATGATGATGGAGATGTGCCCTTTTAATGGCAAAGATCAGCAGACAGCGCGGTGCTACCTATGAACGAGAGGTAGCCAATGAGATATTCGACATGCTTGGGGTGCGGATTAAGCGCAATCTTAAGCAGTATCAGCAGTCCGAAGAGGGCGATTTGATACTGGGGCAGTACCTCATTGAGTGCAAACGGCGCAGGAAGATTGCCGTGCATGAGTTTATGGACCAGGCAGAGACTGCCTGTGAGTCAGGGCAGACCCCAATAGTCATCATGCGGGCTGACGGCAAGAAGTCTTTAGCCGTCTTGCACCTGCCTGATCTGCTGAAGTTATTAGCAAATGAGATGGACCCCCATCAGTCACGGGATGAATCCCCGCCTGGGGATAGTTAGGACCACTGCCGGGGCACAGTGGCACCGTGGCTTGCCCCACCTATTCGGAGATCAAAATGAGAGAGACAGACGTTTTAGATAAGTTAAAGACCTTTGATGACACGATGGCCCATGTCAATACGCTCAAAGAGAACGGGCACCTGGAGTCATCGAAGCACATGCACGTACTCTGGAAGGTAGCCAAAGAGTTAGGCACCGAGTTGCGACGGCTGCGGAAAGAGAAGAAGCATGAAGATTGACTACAGATTGTTTGGCATCAGAGAACCAGACGCATTTGAGACTGGATTGAGTTGGGAAGAAGTGCTGGTCTGGCTACGTATAAGCAAATATCACTGAGGAAAACATGGCACACATTATGGTTTGCACTCCCATGTATGGAGGAATGGCTACAGGACACTACGTTCAGTCCTTGCTATCAATGACAGGACACTTCTCTTCCCTGGGGCACAAAGTCTCATGCGCCTTTATGTTTAATGAGTCACTGATCCAACGGGCCAGGAATAACATGGCCCACCAGTTCCTAAAAAGTGAGGCCGACTATCTGTTTTGGATCGACGCAGATATTAAGTTCAGGTCTGAAGACGCTCTGCGGATGTTGGTAGCCGACAAGGATGTTATTGGCGGCATCTACCCAAAGAAGGAAATCAACTGGACCATGGTTAAGGAAGCAGCCAAGAAGGACAAGGACAATCTGCAAAACTTTACCGGATCGTTTGTGGTCAATCTCATCAATCCGACCAACGGCAGCGTTGTGGTCAAGCGGGATGAGCCATGCGAGGTGGCTGCCCTGGGCACTGGCTTCATGCTAATTAAGCGCCACGTACTAGAGAAGTTAAAGAAGAAGGTTAAGGTCTTCAAAAACGATATGAGTGCCATGGCCCATGGAGAGGAAATCCATGAATTTTTTGGGGTGCCGATAGACAAAGAGACAGGCCGTCTTTTAAGCGAAGACTATGACTTCTGCCACAAGTGGCGCAAAGCAGGGGGCAAAGTGTATGCAGCGCCTTGGTGCCAACTGGGTCACATGGGTTCCTACCTGTTTGAGGGAACACTAATACCGACGCCTGAACCTACAACAATGGAGAGCGAAAATGGATCAAGAGTGGCACGAAACAGTAACAAGAGAAAGAGAGTGGCTGGCTGACCAGTTGAGGACGCCATGGGCTGTGAAGTTAGACCCTGGTGCAATCAAAATACTAGACCGTGACGGTAGCGTAGTAGCCAAGATGGTCATGGGAGACGATCAGACTGCTGCGCTGGCAGCCGGTGAGATTATCGGTTTAATAAACAGCCGATATTAAAAAAATGCCCCTGGGAAGGAGAAGTAACCAGGGGCGAAAGGTCTAAAAGACCCAAGGAGACTACCAAGAAACCTATCTCTTTTTGGCGGTACGGGCAGAATCCCTAAATGCTTTGGCGGTGGGGGCACCTTTACTACCCACCTTTCTCATTCTCTCGCCAGAACCTGCTTTGATTCTTTCACGCTTGGCATTGATGTTGGCATAAAGCCCTGGTTTACTCATGTTTGCTCCTCAATTCGGTAAGTCTAGCCCTCAACTGTTGGATTAAAACTTTCTCAGGGGTTGCAAACTCTCCGTACTCTGGGTAACTAAAGAGCCACTCATATTCGCCCTCGTCCAAGTCTATTGACATTTGCTCTAGCGTTTTATAGTCAGTATCTACGATATAGATTCTGGCCTGTAAATTGCCTAACGGTAAGATGTCACCATCCCACTCAACAATGTCAATCTGCCCTCGTTGCCACGCAAGGTAACTCCAAGGACATTCCTGCTTGATTGAGGCAAAATAACTACCCCAGTCTGTTTTACTTTTTGGGTGGTCTATTACCACGCCCACGGCCTCGTCCTGGCATGATTTCCTCCTTTGCTAAAAACAAACGTTACCTACAATTCCATCTGGCTCTAGCGGCTCTGCCACGCTCACCTTTCCATCCCTGACTACGGGCACAAAAGGATTTCTTTCTAGCGGCATCACGCTTGGTTTTAGGATTTGGAGCAGGGGCTTTTAGATTGCTGCCCGTCTCCCGGTTGTACTTTGCCCTGCCTTTAGCGGTCAATCCAGCACCCTGGCTCACCGGCAACTTCTCACCACGACCCACTGCTAAAGATATATTCTTCTTAGCCATCAGTAACTCCAAACAGTAGGTCGTGAGCCTTCACTAACATCATCAATATGCAAGAACCGTTTGTCACCTTTCTGTTGCACTCCAATACCTTTAAAATTAAGGTCAAGCGCAAGAGAAAGAAGACGGTGGGCATCGGCACCCTGCACCCCTATGTCAACAGCCTTGCCAGTGCTATGGGGGCCAGCAGAAGCCTTCACAGCCTCCACAGGGTGCTGTCTGCACCGATACCCTGAAGTGATGGTCATGGGCTTGTTATAGCGGGTTCTAAGGGTCTGCAAGCGGAACATGAAATCATCGTTCATCTCCACCTTCCCACAATGGCGGCAGGTAAACTCCGACTCCTTAAAGTTTGGAAACCTGGCCCAGTCCATTACTTCTGCATCCCTTTACGGGCATAGAACAGGGTGCGATCACCAAAGAGGTAGAACCCTATGGCAGCGGCAAAGTTATCAATCGACTCTGATGGAAAGCCAGCCAACTTGCTCCACGCCCAAGTGCCCAAGACTATGACAGCCACGGTGGGGCGCATGAGGCGCACAATGGCATCCACCCATGGGTAAGATGGATTGGAGCCACCAGCGTTATTCATGGCCTCAAACATGCGTAAGTCAACCTCACGCATCTGAACGTACTGGTCTATGGTTGCAGGCTTAAACTCAGCAGGTGCAATGTACTTGTTGATAACAGCCTTGCCTGCCTCGACCGCCAATGGGCCGAAGATGGCAGCGACGCTCAACGGGTCAAACATTAGAAACCCTCACCAGGCGTAGCGTAAACAACGGTGTTACTTGCCGAAATGGTTGAAACATAAAATATGTAACCACCCGTATTACTTGTAGACCTCGGTGCAGTAAAAACATGAGTTGAGTTGTTGTGCAATAACATGCCGTACTCTGGCGTTCCGGCAACTGGAATTGCAGCATTGGAAGTGCTTGTTGTGCCAAGCCGTATAAACACTTCTGCCGCAGAACCATTGTGTAGACGCAACTGATTGCAAGGAGAATCGGCTGTTACGGCAACGGTGTTAGCGACATTAGAAGTGTTGATTCTTACCGTCTTGCCCATCTCCTGAAAGGGGATGTTGTTAGCCATTAGATGATCCTTTTGCCACCGGCATTGCCTGGTTTGCTAGTAGGCGATTGCTTCTGATCGGAAGAACCCGAGTAGCAGTGCATGCCCATAAAGCCACCCATGGGGTTAGTGCGGCTAGGTTTCCCAAGCCCGTAGGTATCTTGAATCGACTGTTGGCGAATGGGTTTGCCTGCAGAGCGATCCATTGCCATGACCGTCGTTTCACTCTTTTTGATCGTCATTTTCATTCTTCTTCCTTTCCCAGTTAATGCACGGTAAAAAAACGCACACGGCAAAGAACCCAGCCATCGCCATCCTCTCCCACGTGGGGTCCCACATGGTCCAGCAGGCCAGCAGGAAACTGCCAACCATAGCCAGGATGGTCAATAACCGCATAGAGATTATCTCCATTGCCACCCTTACTATCTTGAACACAGCCCCGTCCGTCATCATTCTTCTCCTTCTTCCTCGGTTGTATAGAATCCTTTGCCCCATTCATCGTCGCTGATTTTTTGTTTGATCTGTTCAAGTTTCAATGCCCTATCAAGTACCTTGGTCTTGTCAGTTAACGATGCCGTCTGATCCTGCATCACTTCCCGCAACAGTTTGCTTATCGCATCCTCTAACTCTGGGTTGACGCCCTTTGACTTCTTACTCATCTATCCATAGTCCTTCCCTCTTTCTTATCTCTACGCATCCTGCGGTTGCCAATGAGGGAGGCGGTGTTCTTTAGGAACTCCCTGGACTCTGCCAATTGTTTCATCTTCCTCACAGTGTCAGTTTCCCCTGCCTGAGACTTCTCATAGTCAGAGCCATTCTTGCCGTAACCGTTCATCGCTTTTCCTTCCTGGCTTTACGGGCCGTGGATAACGCTATAGCAACCGCCTGCTTCTGCGGCTTGCCACGCTTCACTTCTTTCGAGATGTTCTTACTGATTGACTTCTGACTATACCCCTTGACCAATGGCATTATCGGCCTCCTATTGCTGGCGCTACGTTAGTAATACCACCCATTCGAGTAGTGTTCAATGTCTCAGGTCGTGGCTGACGGGCAGGCTCAGATACACCGGCTGCCAAACCGCCGACCACAGGCTGACTTGCTTGGAAAGTTGTTGGGTCTTGCAAAGCACGGAGGACTACGTTGCGCTCTGCTGTTGGCAAAACATTTAGTAGTTCATCAAAACTCTTGGCGCTTTTGGCTGCTTCAGTAAGAATCTTTAGCGTTCTTGCGCCAACCTTGGACTCAAGAATGTCGATGGTCGTGTTTGTCGCTGTGGCTACCCTGTTCAAAAAGTTGGGCAAACGCAACAGTTTCATGTTTTCCTTCATCAACTCTACCAGCGCCTTCTCACCAGCGGTGGCTTGAGCATCCATGGCTATCTCACGCTTAACCTCATTGGCTATGTTGCCAAGTCTGCGCTGTGTGTTAAGGCTCAGTTCCTCAAAGATATTGTCAGAGCCAGGGCCAAATATCTTTCTGATCGTCTTGGTATCATTACCCTCAACCAGGCGGATAAATGACTTGGGATCGCTTGCGTACATTCTCATGGCCTCTGCGCCCAATTGGGACTGCCCAATCAACTGCATGCCTTTGGCATAGTCCATTAAATACTGACGGTATCCAGTTCCACCGGCACTTTCAACGGCATCAATCAGGACCGGCCTGATCTGCTCAGTCAAGTCGGCAGCAAGGCTTCGAGCCTGCTTTGGGTTTAATGGCAGGCTGTTAATGTAGGCGTTAATTGAATTTTTACGAATGGTATCCAAAGCCCAAGCATCAATAATACCGTTAGCATTTGTCCACTGCTGTATGTCTTCCCCAATCCGAGTCAGCGCCGTCTGTAGATCACGGTTGCCTGGGGCAAGGCGAGGGTCAGATAACCGCTGCGTAATGGCCCGAATGATCGAGTCAGCACGCAGTGGACGCAAGCCATGAGCCTCTAGGCTTTGCATAGCGGCCTGGGCAAACCTAGCGCCCTCACCCAAGCGCAACGATGCTTCCGCAGCGTCTTCGGAAAACTGGTCAGCAGCACGGGCTAAATCACCACGGTACGTGATCTCAGTCGAAACCCTTGGAAATCCAGGTACAGGAACCTCCTGGGTTCCTCTTGCCCGTTCAGCCGCAGCAGTCATCCGGCGCACGTCCTGCACCTTGTCAGCAGCCGCACCTTTCAGTGCAGCAACCTGTCGCTCCATGCTGGGAACCATGCGTCCGGCAATGTTTGCCGCTTCCATTTCAGTCTCCAGAGTGGGAATTAGTTTTTGGTTGAGCAACTTCTGCATTTCTCGACGTGCTTCATTGGCTGCGGTCTGATTTGCTCCACCGGCTAACTCTTCGAGAGTGCGTATCCGAGCCAATTCTTGCTGGCTAAACAGGGTCGTAAAAAAGTCGGGATCACGTTCAGCGGCCCTTCTAAGCAACGCTTGAGCCACAGGAAGGTTTAACTCTTCATTTCGAGCAAGTGCCTGGGCAGCGGTAATATCCTCACCAACAGCAGATTGCAGTGCAGCACGGGCACGTTGCAGTTGTTGGGGGCTTCCTATCGCCTGTCGAGCGATGCGCCCTGCTCGGATATTAGATATGTCAAAAATGTCAGAAAGTTTTCCTGCTCCACGTGCGGCTGCGCCAATACCTTTTTCAATGATTGGCATTGCAACCCGTCCACCAGCCTCGAAGGTTGCGCCTGTGGCTATGTCTCTAACAGTTTGCGATGGAGCAGTGGGTCTATCGCCACGGATACGGCGTACTAGTTCTTCTCCAATTGAATAGCCAAGGCTACCGCCAGCAATGCCACCGGTTACTGTTCCAACGGGTCCAGCACCAAAAGTTCCTGCTGTGCCACCTAAAACAGCACCACCAGTCGTTGTTGCCGCAGAAATAGCCGGTCCTAAAATGTCTGCCGTTTCTGCTCTGGTTGGCATCCTAGCGTTTCTAGCCATAGGAAAAATATTGCCAGCAGCCTCTTTAGCACGACTAGCAACGCCTCTTGGCTCAGAGGGTTGAACAGGACGCGCCCGATCAGCAGCCAGGTTTTCTGCTGTTGGAACCTCGAAAGAGCGATCAGGGCCAGTCTGGGTTTTTTGAAACTTAGACCAAGGCCCAGTCTCTTGCGTGGTTTCGGCCTTCTGATACTTTTCCCAAGGCGAAGCCATGATTAGATTTTCTCCCAGTTATTAGGATTAGCGGGGTCACCACCCTTGAATCGGTATCCATCATCGACCGTTCCAGGCTGTGGTCCAGTAGGCGCAGCAGGCTGCCCACCTGCACCGCTAGGAGAAGGAGTGCCAAAAACGCCACCCAAAGGTAACGGTTTATAAAACTGAGAGTCCGAAAACTGAGTTTCGTAGGTATCAATAGTGCGTTCAATAAGCCTGCGAAACCGATTTTGTATGTCCTCAAATGTTTTTCTGGCTTCTTCTTCAGACAAAACAGGATCAATTGAGGCAATCATCTGTTCGAGGATAGGCCACTCACGCTCAGTAATCTGCCCAATTGATCCACCAGTAGCAAGCAACTGTTTACCAGCAGCCTTCATGTCGCTCTTAAAAGAGTCAATTTTTTTACGCATGTCACTGGCAGGACCAGACACGTACCGAGTTGCATAAGCGTTGTAACCACCAAAATTCATCTTAAAGCCTTCCGTATTGGCTTCATTAAGAATTTCGTTGATTTTATTAAGGCCATTCTCAGTTTGGCTAACAACAGACGTAGCACCTTTGTACTCGTCAGAAAACTTCTCTTTCTGCTTCTTAAATATGTCTGAACCCTGAATCGCTTCGATGACCTGCTTCTCTTCGTTCCAACGCTCACCCGGCTTTAGCCGTCGATCAGGACCGGCTGCCTGTTTTGTGGCGGCCTGAACACGTTGGATAGTTACTTTGTCAGCGGCATCGAACGCTTTCTGAGCCAATGCATAAGCATCGGTTAACATCCCAGACCGCAGTTTCTGAGCAATGATTCCTTGCCCAACCTGCCCTTCAATAATTTTTGCTTCTGCAAGCGCAGCAGTGCGATCTTTGCCAAGCAGGTCAATCATGCGATCAAACCTGTCTTTGAGCATCTTGTTGTTGTCTAGGCGCTGTTTTTCCTGCTCGTCAAACCGTAGACGAGCAGCCTCAAACTGGTCGTTTAAGCCACGCTCTTCAGCATCTTGCATGGCCTTAATAGCCTCTAACTGCCCTCTAGCAGAGGTTTTGGCTATACCACCAAGCAGCACAGCAGATAAAAGCCGAGTAGCCGAATTAGCAGCATAGTCAGATGCCTTGTACTGAGGGGCTTCAAATACCCCACGCTGTTGCAAGCCGCTTTCCAACTTCTCGGTTTCCATGCGGGTGCCACGGGCAACATCACGTTCTGCCTCGGCAGTTTTACGAATTGTGTCTTGGTCGCGTTGAAACTCAAGCCTTTCTTGCTCTGCTGCTGCCTCTCGTTTTTCCCTCATCAACGCAGGAAGTTCACGCCTAGCAGCCGCGCCACGCGCCTCGACACTCGCTGGGGTAACAAAACTCTTAACCCTCTCAGGCAGAGTGCCTAGCGTATCCGGTAGAGTGCTTTCGCCTGGTTGAGCCATCAAGCCCTCCTTTGGGGTGCCTGAGTACGAGAAGCGGCTTGAATCTCTTTGCCTACAACTTCAGCAAACAGCCTAGAAAGATCAGCATCTTTAGCCAGTTCCTCTTGAATTGCCTGTCTTTCATACCGATCAGCAATCTGAGCCAGGTCAAGCGCACTCTGCAGGCTTTCTTGACGCGCTCTACTACGAGCACGTTGCATTTGACCAGCCAATATTCCAGATGCAGCACTGCCAGTGGCACGGTTAGCAGCACTCAATCCTTGTCTGGCTTGAGCCATGTCAATTTCCATTTGACGGGCTTGTTGTGGAGTTAAACCCTCCCCGCGAACACGACCCATGGCCTCTGCCTCGGCAGCACGTAGAGGCGCTGCACGTTCACGCAGACGAGCAGCCTCGGCTTCTCTTGCTTGACCTGCACGACGGGCCAATAAAGCCTGACCAAGTGTGCTTATACCAGCAGTTCCAAGGCGAGTTAGTGTCGGGTAATCTTTGTCCAAAGTTTTACCGAGTTTTTGTAAACCGCGCTCAGCACGGCGGAAGATGTTTTCATCCTGTTGATCGACCTGGCGCCCACCAATAGGAGCCAAGTCAGCGCGTTGCAAGTCTGCGATTTCCATTTCTCTAACAGCGTCAGCAGGCAGGTAAG